ACACTCCCGGCAAGCCTTGGGCAGTACATTCAGGCTTGTGGGAGGTTGCACCGTCAGGGTCAGACAAGGCCGGTTTTTATCCACCACCTCGTTGTGGCGGGTACGACAGATGAGGTGGTGTTGGCGCGGCTGGGGGAAAAGAGCACGACGCAGGTCGAGTTGCTGCGTGCGATGGTTAGACCCGCTTGATGGCGAGCGTGGACTGCAGGTTGTCAAGCAGTTTGAAAAGCGTCGAGGCGGTCGAGTAGTTCCCGGTCTCGGTGGCGACGGTGATCTGGTTCATGATCGCGTTCATCATGACGGTGTTGGCCGCGTTCCAGCCTGTGCACACTGCGTGCTTGGCGAGGTCGTCGGGGTAGGACGCAAGAAGTTGTTGGTAGGTCATGTTGGGTTCCTTGAGCCCCCGAGGGGGCTGGTGAGTTTACTTGCGGGCTTTGACGCGGACTTGGAACGAGGCAGACTGCTTAGTCCACTTCAGGTACTCGGGCTCGCCGAACTGCTTGACGAACTTTTCTTTGTCGAAGATGGTGCTGTTGAATTCGCTGTAGGTCGCGCGAAACAATGCGCCTTCTGCGAACGCGACGCCGTCTGCGTCAACTTCGAGGTTGCCGTCGGCACCGCGTTCTTTGACAACTTTCTTGATGGCGTCGGCCTGCTTGGTGAGGTCGGCGATTTGGGCGAGGAGGAGGCCGAGTTGGTCGACTGCTGAGGGGGTGAAGTTCATTTTTAAGGCTCCGTGTTTGTCGTGTTGAGGTACTGAGACTACAGTTTACATTGTAAAGTTATTTGATGCAAATGGGGCCTGCGCCCCTGTTGTTTTTACGCCGCGAGCTTGGCGTACTCGTCGGCCAGCGTCCAGAGTGCCTTGTTCAACTTGACGTTCTCGGTTACGCCACCCACGGCACGCGTTGACATGTTGCGACCGTTAGCTGTGCGACCCTGCACGCCGCCCTTGATCATGTTCTCCTGCACGCGGTTAAACGTCGTCCAGAGGTTGTCCTTGTTGTCGTCCCAGCGGCGCAGGGTGAGCAGGCGCTCCGAGGTGATGGGCGCGGCACCGTCGTCGTAGCGCAGTGCCAACGCGGCGCGTGCGAAGAGCTCTTGGTGGGGGCGGTCCATCGCGACGGCCTTGTAGTCGTTGATGCGCGAGCCCACACTGTTGAGCTCGTCAATCACGCGGTAGGACGCATCCACCACGTCGTCAACCACGCGGCCGGTGTGACGCACGCGGCAGTCTGCGGCCACGTCGCCGGCGATGATGCCGTTGGCGCACACCATGCGAAAGAACCCCGACATCAACTGGAACGAGCTCGTGCCGTCGTGCGAGTTCAGCAGGATGATCTCACCACAGCCCTCGTCGTTCTTGAGCGCCGTGGGGTGGCGCAGGCGCAGTAGGTGCTTGGTGTGTTCGCGCTTGTTGAGGTCGCGCACGCGAGTCTGGCGAACCTCGTAGGGCTCAAAGCCCTCAGCGCGCAGGCCGTCGAGCACGTCACTGGTTGGGATGAAGGCGTAGCGCTCACCACGGCTGTCGTGGGCTTCCTGAGCGAAGACAGAGGGCGCGTAGCGCGCGATCATTGCGTTGTCAAGTGGGCTCTGTGAGCGAAAGGCGGTGGGGGCAGACATTTTGATGTTCATGGTGTGACTCCGTGTGTGATTACTTGTGTGAATTTGCAGGTGTGCTGATGTTCATGCGTGGGTCAAAAGCATCTGACTTTTTAAAAGCGAGAACATCGTCGTATGTCTCAAACCAGTAGTAGCTATTAGCAACTTGAGCACAAAAAAATCTGTCTGCTAAGTAGCCGTCAAAGTAGTCTGTGTAGTGTTTCATGGTGTTTTCCGTGTTTAAAGGTTGACTTGGATGTCGGTTGGGCGGCCCATCGCGTTGGCGACAGCAGCCTCTTCTTTGGCAAAGGCCATTGCCTTTTTGAACGACGCGAAGCTGCTGATGTAGCCGTAATCGCCCTCGATGACCCACTTGTCGGTGGCCTTTTCCCAGTGCGCTTGAGCGGTTACTGCAAGCGCTGCTTTGACGACGTTAATTGTGTTCATGGTGTTTTCCGTGTGTGATTTAAAACGTGATACCGCGTGTGGCGAACCACTTGCAAACAGTTTTGTTGTACTCACCGGTGCACAGAAGAGTTGCAACGCTACCGATAAACACGTATTCCCAATCGCTAACAGGGAGCGCCTTTTCAACGTTAACGGTCGCGCCTGCGTTTTCAGCTGCTTCGCCTAAAATGTATTCAACCGAGCGGCGATTCTCGTAGCTGCCGATCTTTGCGGCCTGTTCTAGTAAGTCGTCGTAGCGTTTCATATTTGCGTTCATTTGGAGCTCCGTGTTTGTCGTGTTGTTTACTGGTACTGCGTTCAGTATGAGCCCCTTTGTTGACAATGTAAACATTTATTTTATTATCGGAAACCCTAATGCAAAAATACAACACTGGTATAAAATCGCGAGAATAATCGGAGGTTAGCTATGGGAAGGCCTAAGGGATCGGGGAGTCTGTACACGCACGAGCTCGCGTCGCACATCTGCGAGCGCTTGTCGATGGGTGAGACGCTGGTGAGTATTTTGCAGTCGCCAAACATGCCAAAGCGCTCTACCGTGCAGCACTGGGTGACCGACCTGCCCGAGTTCGGAGAAATGTACGCGCGCGCGAGAGATGCAGGCTTCGACGTTTTGGCCGAAGACACCATCAGAATCATCGACGAGGAACCCGAGCGGATCACCGGCGAAGGGGGCGGTCGGCGTGACAGCGCGTTCGTCCAGTGGCAAAAGAACCGCGTTGAGCTGCGACTGCGCCTGCTCAAGAGCTGGTGCCCCAAGCGCTACGGCGATCGCCAAGTGCTGGTCGGCGAGGCCGAGAACCCGCTCACGTTGGCATTTACCCCCGAGACGCTCATCTCGCTGGCCGACGGCCTGCAGACCGAGCGCCAAGATGGCAAGTAGTCTGGCCAAGAGGCTGCTCGATCCTGCGTTTCAGCGCGAGTACGCCGCATACCCACCCGAACACCGCGCGGCCTTTGAGGCCCGCGTCGCGTGGCTTAAGAAGGCCCACGCGCATCAGATCCTGCCGGCCGGCGACTGGTGGTCGATCTGGCTGCTGCTGGCCGGCCGCGGCGCTGGCAAGACGCGCACCGCGGCCGAGCAGGTCTGGTGGTGGGCGTGGACCCAACCTAACACGCGCTGGCTGGTATCCGCCCCCACATCGGGTGACGTGCGTGCGACCTGCTTTGAGGGCGATAGCGGCATCCTGAACGTGATGCCTAAGCTCTTGCTTGCCGACTACAACAAGAGCCTCTCTGAGATCGTTTTAACCAACGGTAGCCTAATCAAGGGTATACCCGCATCCGAGCCCGAGCGGTTCCGCGGCCCGCAGTTTCACGGCGCGTGGCTCGACGAGCTGGCCGCGTGGGAGTACCTTGACGACGCGTGGGATCAGATTCAGTTCGGCGTGCGGCTGGGCAAGCGCACGACCATCATCGCGTCGACCACGCCGCGCCCCAAGGACCTGATCAGCGCGCTGGCCGACCGTGACGGCGAGGACGTATACCTGACCACCGCGTCGACCTACGCCAACCTTGACAACCTCGCCCCCAGCTTTCGCGACCAGATCCTGCAGTATGAGGGCACGCGTCTGGGCGATCAAGAGATCCACGCCTCGATCCTCTCGAGCGAGGACACCGGCATCGTCAAGCGCGCGTGGTTCAAGCTCTGGGGTGCTGAGAAGCCCCTGCCCCAGTTCGAGTACGTGGTGCAGTCATATGACTGCGCGACCAGCACCCGCACGGCGGCCGATCCCACGGCGTGTGTGGTGCTTGGCGTGTTTAAGCCGAGCGAGGACAAGGGCATGAGCGTCATGCTGATCGACTGCTGGAGCGAGCGCATCCAGTACCCCGAGCTGCGCCCCAAGGTGATCTCGGAGAGCGAGGAGATCTACGGCGACGAGAACGAATTTGGCAACGGCAAGAAGGTCGACCTGATCCTGATCGAGGACAAGTCGGCCGGCATCGTGCTGCTGCAGGACTTACAGCGCGCCGGGCTGCCTGTGCGCTCTTACAACCCGGGCAACGCCGACAAGACCATGCGGCTAAACATCGTGAGCCCGCTGATCGCACGCGGTCGCGTCTACCTGCCCGAGTCGACGGTCAACCCGGGCTGCGCGCGTGACTGGTGCGACGCGTTCCTAAGCCAAGTCTGCAGCTTCCCCGACAGCAAGCACGACGACTACGTCGACGCGCTCAGTCAGGCGCTCAGGGTGCTGCGCGACATGGGCTTCGTAAACATTGACCCGGTCGCCGACCCTGACCTATACTACGCCGACGACGACCGCCCCAAGCGCGACAACCCCTATGCAGCATAGGTAAACCATGAGCCGTATTAAACGAGCAGTCAAGGGTTTTATCGATCCCATTACCACGAAGGTGGAAGACTGGAAGTGGCGGGCGCTTGCTGACGTCGACAAGGAGCTCAAGCTCAAGGAAGTACCCGACTACATTCAAGGCGGCTACGGCGGCTTTATGGCCGACCAGCTCAAGCGCGCCGAGGCCGGCGACCTTAACGCCCGCGACCTCATCAAGGCCTACACCATCACGCAATCATCGATCGGGCGCGGCGGCCTGTCGCACGCGACGGCGACTAAGCGCGGCTTGAAGCTGCCCGACACCGGGGGCGAAGTGCGCCCCGAGGGTGCCTTTGCCGAGTGGCTGGGCTCGCCCTTAGGGCAGCGCTACCTCGACATGGCCGAGCGCGGCGAGCTCGATTCCAAGGCGCTCAAAGAAATCCAAGCGGCGTTCGCGCCCTTTGGCAAGCAGAACGATCAGGTGGCCAAGATGGAGTGGGCGGCGCAGAACCTGCCCGGCATGGCCACCGACCTCAATACCCGCGTGACCGGTTCGCTCGGCGACTGGCGCAACTACACCGACGAATTGCGCGGCATCGCGGCCGCCAAGTCAGGCTTTGTTGGCTCGCTGCTCGGCCGGGGCGACGTGCCCACGCTGGACGCGCGTCAGCTCAACCTGCACGGCACCACGCCCCCAGTCGGGCTGGGCTCAATCCAGAACCGCGGGGGCGGTGCAGGTGGGCGCGAGCTCGTCGATCGCCTGAGCGCACGCCAAGAGGCGCTTGGTCTTAAGCTTGACCCAAGCCTCAACCCCTTCTACCAGCACCTCGGCCACCACGCGGTCTGGGACAAGATTGGCAACACAGAGACTACACATGAGGACTTGGTGCGAGCGATGCGCGACTACAACAAAGGCGGTGCCGTGCACATGGCCGGCGGCGGTGGTGGTAAGAAGTTGGTCAAGGCCATCTTGCCTAAGCCTGCGCCGCTGAATGCGATCCAAGAGATGGTGGCCGCGGCCAACAACACAACCCGCACAGCGCCTGAGACTGAGGTGTCCGACCTTCTGGGGCGTGTCGCCGCTTCTGCGGGCATGAAGCCGCCCGTTACCGCGGCCAAGCCGCTGACAGACCTGCAGGACTTTCATACTTCGCTGGGCGATCGGATTAACGAGCGCGTGCGTGACAAGCAAAACTTGGCCGACTCGATGACGTTCAAGTATCAGCCCAAACAGTATGTGCACAGTCAGCACACGCTGGACAAGGAACAAGCGCCCCACGAGATACTGGCATCGATGCCGTTTCGACGGGCGGTCATGCGGGAAGACAAGCCTTACATGTTTCAAAAGGACGAGTTCGGCAAGACGGTCTACACGCCGTGGGAGCCCGGCTACCGGGTTCGCCACGTTGTTGGGCCTGACGAGTGGCATGAGTACCAGCTACCTGAGAGCGCCCTGATCAAGCCCGTCGATGACTACAACAAGGGCGGTGCCGTGCACATGGCCGGCGGCAGTCTAGTCAAGAAGGCTGCCAAGGCCGTCACCAGCCGCATTGACATGAACTACAAGGACGTGACTCAGCGCACGCCTGAGCTGCAAGATGCGGCCAACAAGCTCATCGGCGGCGAGCTCTCGGCATCCGAGTACGACGCGCTGGTCAACGAGTACAAGCCCGTCACGCCCTACGCCACAGTGCCTACACCCGCCACGCGCGAGGAGGCCACCGGCGCACTCACGGCCGATAAGCGCGAGCGCTACGGCCTGCCATCGCAGACGCTGGAGCAAGGCCACCCGGTCGGACTGCGCCTTGACATCCCGTCGTACAGCAACCACGGCGTCTGGGTGCCCACCGTGCACGAGCAGGAACCCGGCTTTGGGGCTGGCAAGAGCATCGGGCACGAGAGCGTGGCAAGCGTGCTTAACCCGCAGTTCGGCATGTCCGAGAAGGCCGCGCTGGCCATCGCGAGCGGTAAGCCCAAGGGCACGATCGCAACGATCAAGGGCGACTGGAACAAGATCAGCGAGCAGGAAGCCATCGAGCGTGCAAAGGAGTACCTGAAGAGCCCCGAGTGGCGTCAGGTGGGCATGGATCCCGAGCGGCACTCGTACTTCTACGACCGCGCGACTATGCAGCCCGTCACGAGCGCCGACGAGGCGCTGCAGATCGGCCCGCTCGTGCTGGTGAAGAACCCCGTGTACGGCAAGAAGGAAGACTTCAAGTATGCCGACGGCGGGATGGTTGACTCAGTGGCCGAAGAGGCGATTAAGAACACGGTCACTGATCCACAGGCCGCGCGAATGCTTGACCTTGATCTTGCCAAGTATGCGCTGATGAGCCAGCCGCAGCGCATGGCCGGGGGCGGTATCGCTCGTATGGCTGGCGGTGGCGCGCGCAAAGTAGCCAAGAAGGTGGTGACCGGGGCACCATCGCACGTACCTGATTTTAAAATCAAAGACCTAGGCGGCCTCGCACCCGTGCAGCCCGTCAGCCTTGAGACCAAGCTGGGCGCGATGCTCAACGTCAACCCGTGGGACGTGATGCACCGCAACCAGCAGATCATGGAGGTGTCGGGCTTGAAGGTGCCTGACGAAGTGATCAGCCACGGTGGTCAACCCTATGTGCGCGACTTGGAACACATGAAGCAACGGATTGGGGGCGCATCCAACGAAGGGATTGCTAAGCGCGTGCAGAATCGATTTGATATCGCGTCGCGTGAGGGCGCAGCCCGAGGCGGCACCGGTGAAGTGGTTGCCTCACCCTTCACGATGGGTGACACCTCGGTCAACTTTGCAATGCCGGTAACCGAGTTGTACCGTAGTTACTTCAACGCGAACGCAACGCCAAAAGACTTCCAAGACCTTTCCGACAGCCTGCGTAGCACGACGGTCAAGGGTAAGAAGCCGTTTGCCGACGCCCCCAACTTCGACGACCCCGCGGTCGACCAGTACATCAGAGAGAATCCAAATTTCCGCAAAGAATTTTTAGATAAGATGCAGACCGGCAAGCGGTGGCAGGAGCTGACAGGCATTAACCCGCTGGACGCACTGGCCGCATTTCGCGATCCAAATCTGCTAGGCGTGGCACCTTACTATGCAGGGCACACTCTGATTGACGTGCAACCCGGCGCGGGGTTGCGGCTTTCCAATAACAGAACGTACTCGCACGAATGGGACGGACTTTACGGGGGCTCAATCCCCAACACGCCGGTACCCATCCTGCTAAACGAGGCATTCACTCCGATTGCACAACAGATGCGAGCTAGATCGCTGGCACCAACTTGGAAGAACGGGCCGCAGACAAATGAGCAGATTGCAGCGTTAGCAAACGAGGCGTTGGGCAAACGCAACGAGAATATCTCGGAGCTTGTCACCGACGAGATGATTCGTCGCGTTGAGGACTACCACAAGGGCTTGAAAACTGGGGCTTTCCCGGCCGACGACTTGACCTCGGCGATGGAGCACCTGAAGTTGCCCAAGTTTAAGGACGGCGGCAAGGCCGATGACGACATCATGAGCCTCAAGCCCCAGCCTAAGCCGGCCATCCCGACGGTGCGCGAGCTCGTTGCTGAGATCGGCAAGAACCCTGCGCGCTACGAAGCACCATACCCACCCAAGGATGCGACGCCGCTGAGCTTGCAGGCATATCACCTGATGCAGGCCGCCAAGAAGACGCCCGACGCTAATCGCTACCTCGAGTCGTTGAACCCGTACTTTGATTCGCAACTTCGCTTTGACATCGGAGCGGGCAGCGACGCAGGCTACGTGAAGTTCAAGGAGCCGAACATCGCGGTGATGCAGAAACTCGAGGACGTGAAGAACACGATCCCGCATGAGCTCACGCACACGCTGCAGCTCGGCAAGGGCGCGAACGTTAACCTTGAGCGCGACCGCCAAGTCATGCAGCGTGCGCAAGGGTTGCCCGCTGCAACGCAACAAAGCGTGCTGCCATCTGATAATCGTTATGAGAACATGAAGGAAGTCTGGGCGAACATCAACGCTCGGGCGCATGAGGTTAACGCAGCGGGCGGTGACTTCATCAACACACCCGAGGGCAGGGCGCTCTTCCCCACACCTGAGGCGCAGCGCGAGTACTACACGAAGTCGATGCCGGGCGTGAACAGCATGACGCCAAGCACCGGCACGTTTGTGCCGAACCGCAGGTACGCAGACGGCGGTGGTGTATTTAACCCACAGGGGTCTGACTACGACTACCAGACGGCTCGCGCTTACGGCATGGGACAAGGGGACAACGGTCATTGGGGCTCGGTTGCGCCGACGTCAGAAAGCGAGCGTAAGCTGCACGGCTTGCCCGAGGACAGCTACGTCATGCTCAAGGGTGCAGAACACCCAACTTGGAGTAAGGCTGTTGAGGCAGAAGAGTCTCGCGGCTCAAAGATCGTCAAGTACGGCGATCGCTACTACTCTGTGCCCGGTAAAGCAGAGGGCGGCGAAGTCAGCCAGTCAGAGCTTGATCGTATGCGCTTTGAGATTGCACAACAACAGAACCCCAGCAGCCCCGTCATGCAGGCGACACCGCGCAGTGCGATACAAGACTTTATCGGCACGGCAGGCGGCTACATGGACAGGGCCGGCAAGTTCGTGAGCGAGGCGATTGCGCCGACTGCAGAGAAGCACCCGGTCAAGCACTTCCTCGCGGATCTGATTCTGGCTGAGTCGCTCAAGAGCGCCGGCACCGCGTTGCAGGACTACACGGGCACCGCACGCGAAGCAGACGAGGACAACCCTGTGCGTAGTAGCGTCATCAGCAAAAACTTTCGCAACCTGACCAATAGCACCGAGCCGCTGCTCGACCCGCGCGCGCTTGACGTCGCGGGCTTTGCAACACCCATCGTCAGGGGTGCTACTAAGCTTGTTGGTGCTGGTGCCAAGGCAATTGCGCCGTTCGCAACAAGGGTTGACGACATGGTGCGCGAACTCAGCGCGTCAGGCGCGATGCCGCAGCCGGGTCTATCTATCAAGGATGTCACCCCCAAGGTGCTCGCCCCCGCCAACGCGCAGGGGTTCTACTCGCCGACCGAGGCGGCGGCATTGAACCTGCAGCGCCAGTCTGGCAGCGGGCAGGCGTTGCTAAATGACATATTAAAGGGCGAGAACGTGCGCGCGGAGGAGGTCAGCGGGATGGGGCTCGATACGTTCTTGAAGGACAAGCCCAACGCTACGGCCGCCGAGGTGCAGGACTACATCGCCAAGAATAAACTACAACTGGGCGACAGGACCTACAAAAAAGAAAACGTGACGTGGGGCAAGAATGAAAACGGCGAGATAGTCACTGAGAACTTGCCGAACCCGTACACGATTTCAAGCGAGTACGGTAAGACGTACATCACCAATTCCAAAAACAATACGTTAGGCATAACGTTTAAAAACGAGGCAGAAGCTAAGAAGTACATCGAGGACTTGGTCGTCGATGACGCCCTGCTGCCCAACGACCTGAAGTGGGCGCAGTGGTCACTACCCGGTGGCGAGAACCACCGCGAAGTCACCCTGAACCTGCCAAGCGGCAAGCGCGAGGACATGGTCTACAAGGAGCAGAGCCTTGAAGCGCTCAAAAGAGGGGCGCTAGATTACGCGGCAATGGGCGATCTCAGCAGCGCTAAGCAGCTTTCAACAAGGGCCGAGAAACTCGAGCGCGAGATTGAGCAGCTAAAGCGTCAGCCACAGAACCGCACGCCCGAGTTTCCCAAGCAAGCTGAGATTGATGACTTAGACGCGCGCATGGCGCAGCTAAAGGCCGAGGGTAATCGTGAAGAATTTGGCAAGCTACAGAGTGAAAGAACCGAGCTGCGTGCTGAGCGCAGTGCGTACTTAGCGCGCGAAGAAGCGCGGCTTCAAAAGGAAGCATACGCAAATCAATTCCGCGAATCGCACTGGGAGGACCCCAACGTGCTTGCCCACCTGCGCATGAGCGACCGCGTGACCGACGGCAAGAAGACGCTGCTGGTCGACGAGTTGCAGTCCGACTGGCATCAGAAGGGGCGTGAGCGCGGCTACAGGGGCGATGAGATTGACACCAAGGGCTGGACGGTCGAGAGCCTCTACGTCACCAAGCCGGAGGAGGTCGCCGTATATGACGCCCGGGGTAAGGAAATCTGGGCGGGTAAGTCAAAAGGTGACGAGGCACAGACCATAGCAAAGGTCGTGGAGGAGTTAAAGAAGAAGCAGGTGCCACAGGCACCCTACAAGGACGACTACTACCAGCTCGCGTTACGCCGTGCTATTAAAGACGCGATTGACGGCGGCTACGACCGCGTGGCGCTGCCCACGGGTTCGCGTGTGGCCGAGCGGTTTGGCACGGGTAGTCGCATCGATCGTCTTGACTACAACAAAAACTCCGACGGCACCTACGGCATGTCGGCCATCAAAAACGGCCGCGAAGTCGCCGCAAGGGAGTACCTTAGCGAGGACGAGTTCTTCGGTCTTATTGGCAAAGATATTGCAAAAAAAGTTGTTGACGAGGAGGGTGGTGTATCTAAAGAGGTTAAGGGTCGTTGGGGACCTGATGACGACTACTTTGAAAATTTCAAATCGCTTACAGGCCTTGACCATGTTATTGGCGGCAAGGGCATGAAGAAGTACTACGACGAGATTTACCCCGGCTACCTCAAGAAGTTTGGCAAGAAGTACGGCGCAAATGTTGGCAACACAACCGTTGACGCTGACGGCGTGGCCGAGCCTTTGTTCTACATGGACATCACTCCTGCGATGCGCAAGGAGTTCAGCACTGGCATTCACATGAAGCGTGGCGGCAAGGTGTCGTTCGCCTCAAATGTTGACGCGATGCGTTACGAATTAAATAAAAGGCAATAACTATGGCTACTGAAATGCCAATCCCGCAGGACTATGGTCGCTTCATCGCCCCCGCGGCGCAGGGTGACAACGAGTTCACAGACAGCGAGTTCGGCGACGTTGCCGAGGTCGACCTGTTCAAGCAGCCTGAGGTTGAGGAGCAGGACGACGGCTCAGCGATTGTGCGTCTAGATGATGACACGCTGGGGCCAGAAGACTCACCGGACTTCTACGAGAACTTAGCCGAAAGCATCCGTGCGTATGACTTATCGGGCATTGCGTCTAAGTACATCGAGCTCGTTGAGAAGGACAAGGACGCCCGCGAGGGACGTGATAAACAGTACGAAGAGGGCCTGCGTCGCACGGGACTTGGGCAAGACGCCCCCGGTGGCGCATCTTTTATGGGTGCCAGTAAGGTCGTGCACCCCATCATGGCCGAGGGCTGCGTGGACTTCGCAGCGCGAGCGATCAAAGAGCTCTTCCCGCCAGACGGTCCGGTGCGCTCAAAGATACTCGGTGAGGTGACTGAGCAGAAGACGATGATCGCCGAGCGCAAGCGCGATTACATGAACTACCAGTTGACCGAGAAGATCGAGGAGTACCGTGACGAGGAGGAACAACTCCTCACCCAACTTCCACTTGGTGGCTCGCAGTACATGAAGATCTGGTACGACGAGAGCAAGCGCCGTCCGTGCGCCGAGTTCCTGCCGATCGATAACGTGTACTTGCCCTTTGCCGCGGCGAACTTTTACACCGCGAGCCGTGTGACCGAGGTCAACGACATCACGCAAGACGACTTTGAGGCTCGCGTCTCATCAGGTCTGTACATCGATCTTGACATCTACCGTGCGAGCCAAGAGCCTGAGGAGAGTAAGCCTGAGAAGGCGAACAACAAGATTGAGGGTCGCAAGTCAGAGTCTGACAACATTGATGGCGTGCGCCGTGTGTTTCACATCTACACTTGGATGGAGCTCGAGGACGATCAGAAGTCCAAGGGCGAGCGTGCCCCCTACATCCTGATGATCGATGACCTGTCGTCCGAGGTCGTGGGTTTGTACCGTAACTGGGAAGACGGCGACGAGTTGATGTCAAAGCTCGACTGGATTGTTGAATTCAAATTCATTCCTTGGCGAGGTGCGTATGCCGTTGGTTTGCCCCATCTTATTGGCGGTCTGTCTGCTGCTCTTACTGGCGCTCTGCGGGCTCTGCTTGATTCTGCTCATATAAACAACGCCCCCACGATGCTTAAGCTCAAGGGCGGCAAGGTCTCAGGGCAGAGCATTGTTGTCGAGCCCACGCAGGTCACGGAGATTGAGGGTGCACCGGGCGTAGACGACGTGAGAAAGATCGCGATGCCGATGCCGTTTAACCAACCCTCCGCGGTGTTGTTTCAGCTTTTAGGCTGGCTTACATCGGCGGCTAAGGGTGTAGTGACTACCGCCGAAGAGAAGATCGCTAACGTCACCTCTAACGCCCCCGTAGGCACCACGCAGGCGCTGATCGAGCAGGGTGCTGCGGTGTTCTCATCCATCCACGCGCGGCTGCACACAAGCCAAGCACGGGTGCTCAAGATCATCGGGCGCTTGAACCGCTGGTACTTGGATGACAACCCTGACGAGATGAGCCAAGAGTTAGGCGTCACCTCAAAGGACTTTGAGAAGAACTCTGACGTTGTACCAGTGTCTGATCCCCACATCTTTGCGGAGTCACAACGCTATGCACAAGTACAGGCTCTCGCCGCACGCGCGCAGGCGAATCCAGACTTATACAATCGACTGGCTGTTGAAAAGCGAATTCTTAAGCAGATCAAGCTTCCTGATATCAATGAAGTGCTACCTGATCCGCAAGACGTTAAGGAAATGAACCCCGCGCTTGAGAACGTCGCCATGACGCTTGGTAAGCCCGTGGGCGCGTTTCCCAACCAAGAGCACTTAGCGCACATGCAAGTTCACTTGGACTACGCCAAGGACCCTATGTACGGCGCAAGTCCTATCATGGCCCCGGTGTTTATCCCCGCGATGCTTGAGCACTTAAAGCAGCACTTAACGCTCTGGTACCTGAACTCGATGGACCGGTACGCATCCAATGCGCTAGGCGAGCAGTTTGATATCTTGAAGGTGCAACCCATCATTCAGGAGGCGCAGAAATTGCTTGCAGCGAGCTCGCAGCACGTGCACCAAGACACGCAGCAGCAGTTTGCGGGTGTGGTGCCGATCATGCAGCAGATGATCCAGACCATCCAGCAACTCAAAGCGCAGCAACAGCCTACTGATCCGTCAGTGCAGGCGCTTGTTCAGACCCAGATGGCCGAGACTAACCGTAAGGCGGCAGAGGATCAGGCTCGTTTACAGCTTGATGGCGCAAAGCTCGCGGCAGATACGAAGGCCAAGCAGGAGAAGAACGTTGCCGACCAGCAGATTAAGGCGGCAGAGCTCACGCACGACATCAACTTACTCACGCTTGAGCAGCAGCACGAAGCACAGCGTCAACAACTCGCAGCACAACAGCAACAACAATTAGCAGCACAGCAGCAACAGGCGCAAATGGCGCAACAATCCCAACCTGAAGCACCACCTCAAGGAGTTTAATCATGTCAGACGCAATTTCACAACACAAACGCATGGCCATGGGCGAGTCTGTGCCTATGGCTAAGGGCAAGTCAGTCATTCAAAAGTACGCCAAGGGCGGCGCAGTCATGGCAGAGGGCGGCGCAGCTAATCTGCCAGCAAGAGGCGGCGTTCTAGAGCCAATGAAATCAACGGGCGCAAAGATTGCCAGCCTGAAAAACGGCGGTATGCCTAAGAAGGGTATGGGCTTGACGATCGCTATCGGCATCCCTGTGCGTAAAGCAGCAGGCCGTGGTCGTTAACCCAGTCAGCGAGCTGATCGGCAAGCTAAAAGAACGGCGCTTAGAGTTAGCGCTGTCTCTTGCTGACGGCTACGCGATCAATATTGAGTCCTATCACCGCATGGTCGGCACATATCAAGGGCTTGGTGAAGCTCTAGACATACTTGACGAGATTTTGACAGAGAAAGACGAAGATTTGTAACGCCTTTAGCAAGCGGGGTCGGGCTTTTGATAAGGGTCACCGACCTAACCACTCGGCTTTAGAGTTGACGCCTCGGAAAGACGAGGATAACCGCGCCGAATGGCGCTTTTAACCAAGTGCCGAATGGCGCTTTTAGGAGTGAGTATGAAGGACTTTGAGACCCTCGACGAGGCGTTCCCGCAGTGTATGCACGGCATCACGCCTCTTGGTGCCCGAGTGTTGTTACAACTCAAAAGCGTCAAAAAAGCAAGTAAAGGCGGCATCATCTTGGTAGAAGAAACACGCGAAACTGAGCGTGCGCAGTCAATGATCGGCAAGGTCTTAGCACTTGGCCCGATCGCATTCAAGAATCGTGACACTTTATCCGAATGGGGCGAGGGCATCTGGTGCCAAGTCGGCGACTACGTGCGCGTACCGCGCTGGTCAGGCGATCGGTTCACAGTACCTAACCCAAACGACGCAGAAGACCAAGTTTCGCTGCAAATCCTTAACGATTTTGAGTTATGGGCGAAGGTTGACCCTGACCAAGTCTTGACTATGAGGCAATTCGTATGAACTCAACAGAAAAAATGGAAATGCAGGTTGACGAGGAGCAAGACGGCTCCGCGATCGCGCAGTTACCCGAGGGCGAAGCGCCCGAAGCTGAAGAAAAACCCGAATTGGCAGAGGGTGGTGACGTTGAAGCCAACGACGGACTTGATAAAGACCCCGATCGTGAGGCAATTCGCGCTGCTCGGCGTGAAGAGCGACGCCTCAAGAAGTCTATTCACCGCGAAAAGACAAAAGAGTCCAGCCACCTGATCAATAACCTGCGCACACAGAACCAGCAGCTCTCGGAGCGCTTGGCGCACCTTGAAAAGCGCACCTCTGGGGCTGAATTAGCCCGTGTTGACAAGGCAATTGACGACACCGAGGTGCAGATCGAGTACGCAAAGATGAAAATGCGTGAGGCCGTTGCCAATCAGGACGGTGACGCAGTCGTCAAGGCTCAAGAGCTGATGTACGAGTCGCAGCGCAAGCACGAATCTTTGAAAAACATCAAGGATCAGGCAACTCGGCAGATGTCGCAGCCACCTAAGCCCACGATGAACGTGCCAGATCCGTCTGTTCAGCGCAACGCCGCCGAGTGGATGGAGCGCAATCCGTGGTACGACCCACAGGCAAAGGACATGGACTCTGAAATCGCTCAGCGCTTGGACAAAAAGCTCACAGATGAGGGTTACGACCCATCTTCGCCCGATTACTGGGATGAGCTTGATGATCGCGTCTCAAAGTACCTGCCGCATCGCACCGGCAATGCTGCACCGCAACGTTCTGCCCAACGCCCACGCATGACGGGCTCAGGGCGTGAGTCTGCACCAACTGGGCGCGGTAACGAGTTCAGGCTCTCTGCGGATCGTGTGCAGGCAATTAAGGACATGGGCGCGTGGGATAACCCCGATCAACGCGCAAAGATGATCAAATCCTACGCAAAGTATGACCGTGAAAACAAAAGGAATGCATAATGGATAGCCGTTTAAAACGCAGTGCCGGCGAGAGCCGCAACAACCGCACCGAGCAAGACGCATCGCGTGCAGCGCCCGAGGAGAACTTTCCGATTGTGCGCGAGCGTCGTCGTGCGCGTAACGAGTTTCAGCAGACCGTGCTGCCAAACATCCCGGAAATCCCCGGATTTCACCTGTGCTGGCTTGCTACAAACAGCCAGTACGACCCAATTCATCGCCGGTTTTCACTAGGTTACATGCCTGTACGCGCCGACGAGATGCCGGGTTACGACATGTACAAGGTCAAGGAGGGCGATCAGTCTGGGCACATTATGTGCAACGAGATGCTGCTTTGCAAGATGCCGATGGACATCTATCAAGACATCATGCTTGAGCACCATCACTTCCAGCCGATGGACGAGGCAGACAAGATCCGCGTCGACCAAGAGCAGCTCGTGAGCCAGCGCGATCGTTCAGGCAAAGCAGCGGGCAGCATCGAGGGCAGCTTGCCAGATGAAAGTAACGTGAAATTGCCACACTTTAGTTAACTTGCTTTACTTTTAAAAAATTAGTATTAAAATATGCAGTATATGGATGCCCGCTTTGTAAAAAGCAGGTATCCACACCAAATTTAGTCCTAAAAATCATGTTTCAGATGATTTTGCCTGTAGCTTTGAAGAAAGCGAAAACATTATCCCTTTAACAGTTTTTTAGGAGCATCCTATGAGTGCAACCTCTGCACCTTTTGGCCTGCGACCTGCGTATTTCCCAACAGGGTTGGAACGCGCACAAGCATTGGCTAATGGCATCACCTCGGGCTACGGCACCTCAATCTTAAAAGGTCAGGCTGTTCAGTACTCGCCAAACGCTGGCGTCATCTTGCCAGTTCTGGACACAACAACCAACAGCGGCTTAGTCTCTGGTGCCTTCGCAGGCGTCGAGTGGACTGACACAACTGGTCGTCGCCGTGTCTCTAACTACTGGCCTGCAAGCACTACTGCAATCGCCGGTAGCGTCGTCGCCTATTTCTACAACGATCAACAGATCGTGTACGAAATTCAGACTGACGGCACAATGGCTCAAACTTCGGTCGGTAACGAAGCGAACTTGAGCAACTTCACTGCAGGCTCTACCACCACCGGTCTGTCACAGATGACTCTGTCGGCATCACTCGTTGGCTCAGGTAACGCTGGTCAGTTCCGTATTGTTGACATTGCACCGTACCCAGATAACAACTGGGGCGATCCTTTTGTGATCGTTCGCGTCCAAGTCAGCAAGCCCCAGTTCGTCGCAACTGTTAACGCTATTTAAGGGGAGATGACAAATGGCAGCTCCAATGCGCAGTACGGACTTCCGATCGATTGTTGAGCCAATCCTCAACGAATGCTTCGACGGAATCTATGACCAACGAGCCGATGAGTGGAGCACAGTGTTCCGCGAGCAAATGGGCATCCCAAGAAACTACCACGAAGAACCCGTCCTGTACGGTTTCGGCGCGGCTCCTCAGTTACCTGACGGCACACCCGTCTCGTACCAGCAGGGCGGCGTGCTGTTCCTCCAACGCTATGTGTACAACGTTTATGGCTTAGCCTTCGCGTTGACCAAAGTCTTGGTTGAGGACGGCGATCACATCCGTATCGGTCAGGTCTACGCTAAACACTTAGCGCAGTCGTTGATTGAAACCAAAGAACTGCTCGCAGCTAACGTATTGAACCGTGCGTTCAATAGCAGCTACGTCGGCGGCGATGGCGTTTCACTCACCAACACCTCGCACCCGATCGTAAACGGCGTGTTTAGCAACCAGCTCACGACCGCAGCTAACTTGTCGCAAACTTCGCTTGAGCAGATGCTCATCCAAGTGCGCCAAGCTGTGGACAACAACGGCAAGAAGATCCGTCTTCAGCCGCTGAAGCTGATCGTTGCACCGGGCAACGTGTTCCAAGCAGAAGTTCTGCTCAAGTCTGTGCTCCGTACCGGCACCGCCAACAACGACATCAACCCAGTCAAGTCGATTGGTCTGATGCCCGAGGGCGCTTCGGTACTGAGCCGTTTGACTTCAGCCACCAACTGGTGGGTGCAGACTGACGCGCCAGAAGGTCTGAAGTTGATGATGCGCCGTGGTCTTGAAAAGACCATGGAAGGCGACTTCGAGACTGACTCAATGCGCTACAAAGCGACAGAGCGTTACACGATTTCGTGGACCGACCCTCGCGCAGTGTACGGCACGCCCGGCGTGTAAAGTAACGGGGGCTAGTCCAAAAGATTAGCCCCTTTTTTCTATTCACCGAGTGGTTCAAGCCACAGGAGATTTAAAATGCCCCAATTTTCAGACGACCTATTCTTAGGTTCTGCACCAACTTTTATGGGTACGGGTCTACGCAACTATTCAACTACCGCAATCGGTGGTACTGGTAGCGTTTCATCCACAACCCTGACAATCACCTCTGTGGGCTTTGGCGCACCAATCGTCGTCGGCATGTATGTCGATGGCACAGGCGTGACTGACGGCACTTACATCACTGCATTCGGTACTGGCACTGGTGGTGCTGGCACTTATATCCTCAACCAAGCAATCAACATCGCAAACACTGTTGCGTTGACTTTGCATGATTTAGAGCTTTTTGACAATCCATCTCCAATGAGCTTGGGTGTTGGCCCCTTGGGTCGCATCTATGTGTGGGATGTGGTTCCTCAAGCCGCTGTTGCAAACAACATTGCCGCATCACAAACTCCTGCCGCCGCGGGTGCCTTGACGCTAACGGCTGGGACTAACGTGAAGTCAGTCACTACAGTCGCTGGCACTGCTGCTTTTTCGCTTGATGTTCCTCGTGGCGTCAGAGTAACGACTGCAACTGCCGCTGCTGCAACATTGGCAAGCGTTGTGATTGCAGGCACTGGTGGTCAGATTACCTTCACCTCGCAAGCTGGCTTGGTAACTGGTCAGCGTTTGACAATCTCTGGCACTTTAGGTGGCACCGGTACCATCACTGGCTACACCGACCCAACGACCTACATCCTGACCGCTGTAACAGCGACCTCTGCAACCCTGACTACCACAGCGGGCGCTGCGGTGGTGACCACGGCAGGCACACCAACAGGTTTGACTTACACCTTGGGCGTGGCTCCTGTGACTGTGACTGTCTCTGGTTTTGACATTTACGGTCAAGCGATGAGCGAGGCAATCACCTCTAGCGCTGCTGTGAGCACTGCTGTGAGCGGTTTGAAAGCCTTCTACCTCATCACCTCTGTGAGCGTGAGTGGCGCGACTGGTACTGCCTTGACTGTTGGAACAACCAACGTGCTTGGCCTTCCAATTCGTGTTGCAAACGTGGCTTACGTTGCAAGCGTTAAGAGCAACAACACACTGGCACAAGATGCTGGTACGTTTGTCGCCGCTGACACTGCAACCGCAACGACCACCACAGGCGACGTGCGTGGGACTTATGTGCCTGCTACTGCGTCAAATGGTATTGTTCGCACCGTAATGGGAATCTTGTTACCAGCGATCGCTGTTGGTCCGAACTCAACCCGTACTGGCGCTCTCGGCGTCACACAAGCCTAAGGGGTAGATCATGGGTTTCAAAGAGATGAAGATGATGAAATCTACCGAGCCCTCAGTTGATGAGGCCGGTAAGGGCATGAAGAAAGGCGGCAAGACAAAGATGCAAATGGGCGGTGCAATGCCTACTGCTCCTCTAGCCGCTGCAGCCCAACCTATGGGTCGTCGTCCCATGCCCTCGCGTCCCGCGATGGGTCGCCCAGCGATGGGTCGTCGTCCTGATCCTCGCGCAGCAATGCTCGAGGCCGCGATGGCTCAGCGTGCAGGCGCTGGTGCTGCCCCGATGATGCGCAAGAAAGGCGGCGAAGTTGAGAGCAAGGCGATGCACATGAAAGAAGAGCGCCAGATCAAGGGCATCAAGAAAGAGCTGATGTCTCATGAGGGCAAGCCAGCGTCTAAGGCTCACAAGGGTCTTAAAACTGGCGGCATGCCCAAGTATGCAACTGGCGGCGTTGTTCAGAAGTACGCAACCGGCGGTGTTGTGCAGAAGTTTGCAGACGGTGGCTTCGCTAAAGTAGCGTGCAAAGACGGCGGCGGCTTTAAGGCGATGAAAAAAGGCGGTTGCTAGTAATAAATCGGGGGCGGCTTCGGTCGCCTCAACTCAGCCAAGGAATAGCAATGGGTACATATTCGTCAGCAACTCGTCAGGGTGCGTACGAGCCGTTTGAATTGCAAGTCGCTCGTAATCAAGTTGATGGTCACAAAACTTTGTTTAAATTTGGCATCAACGGCGATGTCGGCACATCCGTAGAAACAGTTTGGGCGCAAGGCGGGACATATGTGTACCCCGCTTCTGCCACGGTAATGAAAATTTCTAGTTCAAGCGCAGACGACACTTCTGCTGGAACTGGAGCAAGAACAATTGCTATTTTTGGTCTTGATGCAGATTACAACGAAATTAGCGAGTCTGTTCTTTTAGATGGGCAAACAGCAGTCAACACTGGCAACAGTTATTTGCGTATTTCTCGTATTTATGTGACCACCGCCGGTTCTGGTGCAACTGCCGCAGGTACTATTTACGCTGGCACAGGCACTGTCACTTCTGGTGTGCCTGCAATTGTTTACGGCATGATTACCCTTACTGCAAACCAAACACAGATGGCGTTTTGGACAGTGCCAGCAGGGTACACACTGTATTTAATGGGAACTTTCTTCACATCTGCAAACTCAACCGCAAACGCATCGACCAACTTTCAGTTGATTCAACGTCCACTTGGTGGTGTTTTTAGAATACAAAGTTCAGCGCGTACCCCCGGTAATGGAGACTTCGTGATTGACCTACACACCCCTTTGGCTTTTACTGAAAAGACAGACATTGAAATTAGGGCGATTGCTTCAGCGGGGGCTTCAAATGTCTCTGCTGAGTTTGAAGGCATCTACATCAAGAACCCAGACTAATCATGCCGAGCAAATCACCTGCCCAAAAGCGCTTGATGCAGGCCGCCGCTCACACTAAGGGTGGGTTCGGCGGTGTGCCTCAGAAGGTCGGTAAAGAGTTTGCGGCGGCTGATAAGATGAAAAGCGGTGGGCTATACGCCAACATCCACAAAAAACAGGAACGTATTGCTGCGGGCTCGGGCGAGCGTATGCGCAAGGTAGGCAGCGCAGGAGCACCGACCGCAGCAGCTTTTAAGCAGTCTGCAAAGACTGCAAAGATGAAAGACGGCGGTGATGTCTCTTTAGCAGTCGGTCGGGGCGAGAAATTGCCAACAGATCAGGGCGCGGGACTCACAGCCAAAGGTCGTGCGAAGTACAATGCAGCAACAGGGTCGAACCTGAAAGCCCCTCAGCCAGAGGGCGGTAGCCGTAAAAATTCATTTTGCGCCAGAATGTCTGGTGTAGTCAAGCACGCAAGCGGCGATGCGCCACGCGCAAAAGCCTCCTTAAAACGCTGGAAATGTCCGGGGTGGTAGATGTCAACTAGCGGCACAGTCTCTCAGACCACAATCTCTGTCCAACAGCTAATCGATCACGGCGCACGCCGTGCGGGTAAGCTCGCCGAGGAGCTGACTGTCGAGCAGGTGCAAGCCGCTAAGGAGAGCCTGTACTACCTGCTCTCGAGCCTGAGCAATTACGGCGTCAACTACTGGGCGATCAACAAAGTCATCGTTGGTCTGCAACCAAACAAGTACGAGTACTTTTTGCCCGTGGGCACCGTTGACGTGCTCAACGCCAACTACCGCACGCTCACTAACATCAGTACGGGTGCCAACAGCACGTCAGGCACCACCCTAAACGCTTTTAACGGCGTAGGTGACCTGATATGCCAACTGAGCAACAACACGGGCGCGATCGGCATTGCAAACGGCACGAGCAGCCCTGTCTACATCAGCACGATCGGTATTTTGCCTGCGGTGTCCGGTTCTGTGACCGTAAACCTGCAGTACTCAATGGACGGCACAACTTGGGTGACGGTCTACGCACCCGGCGCGGTGACGTGGGAATCTGGCACTTGGATTTATTACGACCTTGACCCCTCTGAGACAGCGCCTTTTTGGCGTATTCAGCAGACTGCGGGTGTCAATATGGGCTTCTATCAGGTTGTATTTGGCACGATGCCGATGTCAATTAACATGTCGCGCATGAACCGTGACGATTACAGCTCACTGCCTAACCGCTCGTTTACGGCGCTCAGACCCCTTCAGTACTGGTTCAATCGCACGATCCCTCAGCCCAACATGGAAGTCTGGCCAGTGCCTGACAACATCAGCCCGCAGCTCGAGCTGTGGTTGAACCGCTATATTCAAGACGTCGGCGATCTAAGCGGCGAGATTGAGATCCCCCAGTACTTTTACATGGCAATTCAAAACGGCTTGGCGCACCAGATGGCGTTGGAGTTGCCGCAAGTTGATGCCGCGCGTATAACGTACCTTGAGCAGCAGTACGAGAAGCACTTCATGCTGGCGCAGAACGAGAACCGCGACAAGTCACCCATTATGATCTCGCCCAATATCAGCATGTACACTCGGTAAGGGGGTATGAAATGCCTCGCTTTTTGAATACAATTGGCAACAGTAGTTTGAGTGTTTTCATATGCGACCGTTGCAAGATGAAAAGAGCTTATAGCGACATGCGTGCAGACGGCAACATACCCGCTATAAAGGTTTGCTCTGAGTCGTGTAGTGACCAGTTTGACCCATATAGGTTGCCGGCAAGGCAGTCTGAAAAGATTAGCTTACGTTTTCCTCGCCCAGATGCTGATGTTGCAGAGACGCATAACAACATCATCCTTGACCCTGACATACAGAACGAAGACGATGTCGGGATCGCAACTGAGCAAGCGAATACGCCGAATGACGGTAATTTAGATATATTGAGTCCTTAACATGGCAGATGTCAGGATCACAGCCCTCCCCGCAGCTCAGGCCATTACCGGCACTGAGCTAGTGCCTGTCGTCCAGAACGGATTAACGGTTCAAACGACTGTCTCTGCGATTACCTCGAGTCCCTCGCTCACGCAGACATTTTTAACTGTTGGCTTGCAAACAACTTTGTCCAACAGTCGGTACTTCTCAACTGGTGTCGGGCTTGGTATCACAGACGGTGGTGCGCAAGGTTCTTACACAATCGCCTTCAATGGCACTGCGGCTTCGTTAGAGACTGCTGGCACAGGCATCATTGTTAAGACCGCTGCTAATACCATCACGGCGCGATCGTTCGCTGTGAGCGGTTCTGGGCTGTCTCTGAGCAATGGTAGCGGGATAAGTGGTGACCCAACGCTCTCTTTGAGTGGTTTACCCCTTGCGCTTGCAAATGCCGCTGGCACGGGCTTGTTGGCAATTAACGGCTCGGCGCTCACACCACTCACGCTCACAGGCGCGTCTAACGAAATTTCTGTCACAAACGGTAACGGCGCGGGCGGCAACCCAATTATTGGTATCGTGTCAAACCCCGTGCTACCGGGCACGGCCGCGGTACAGGTGCCAAGTGGAACGACCGCGCAACGCGCAGGCGCTGTTGGCGCGTTCAGGCTTAACTTAGACACAGGCTTGTTTGAGGGCTACAACGGCTCTTGGAACTCCTTTGCGGCGGGCTCAGGCGTCACCTCAATTGCAACAGGAACTGGACTGACGGGTGGGCCGATCACTTCCACGGGCACGATTTCAATTGACTCAACGGTTGTCACTCTTACCGACACCCAGACGCTCACCAACAAAACGATCAGCGGTGCAAACAACACGCTGAGCAACATCGCTAACGCATCGCTGACTAACTCAGCAATTACGATTAACGGCACCTCGGTTAGCCTTGGTGGCTCAACCACCGTGACCGCGGCAGCGCCCTTTGCGCTCACGATGGGCACAGGGCTGTCAGGAACGAGCTACAACGGCTCGGCCGCTGTGACTGTGGCGATCGCTAACACGGCGGTAACCGCGGCGGCGTATGGCTCTGCATCGAGCGTTGCGACTTTTACCGTCAACGCGCAGGGTCAGCTAACATTGGCCGCAACAACGGCAATTGCGATTAACGGCAACCAGATCACAAGCGGCACGGTCGGCGTTGGTTACGGCGGCACAGGGCTCGCGTCGTACACAATAGGTGACCTGCTCTACGCAAGCGGCACAACAACGCTTTCAAAGCTCACGCTAGGCACGACCAATTATGTGCTGACAGCAGGTGCAAGTGCACCGCAGTACGTTGCGCAGTCTACATTGTCTGTGGGCTCGGCCACAACTGCAACGACTGCAACTAACCTCGCAAGCGGAGCAGCAGGCTCGGTGCCTTACCAAACGGGCGCAGGCGCTACCTCTATGCTCGCGCTTGGCACGAACGGTTATGTCTTAACCGCAGGTGCCTCAGCGCCCACTTACGTTGCTCAGAGTACATTGTCGGTTGGCACGGCCACGGATGCAACGAACACCGCAATCACAGATGACACAAGCACGGCAACTGCTGTGTACCCAACGTGGGTGACTGCTAACACCGGCAACCTGCCACAAAAAGTCACATCAACTAAATTATCATTTGTTCCATCTACGGGCGCACTGACTGCTACGGGTGGTATCTCAGGAGGTACTTTTTAAATGGCACAAGCAGGCTTTACCCCAATCAAACTTTACCTCTCGACGACCGCGGCGGCTGTGCCCTTGGCGGCAGACTTAGAGCCCGGCGAGTTAGCGCTTAACAACAACGACGGCAAGCTCTACTACGAAGACAGCGCAGGCGTTGTGCAGGTGCTTGCGTCAAAAGCAGCTGCAGCAGGTGTGACCTCATTCACCGCCGGCACAACAGGCTTAACACCTAGCACCGCAACGTCTGGCGCTGTCACCCTTGCAGGCACGTTGGCGATTGCTAACGGCGGCACAGGGCTCACCGCGCTCGGTACAGGCGTGCAGACAGCTATCGGTGTCAACGTCGGTACCGCAGGCGCTGTGGTGGTTAACGGCGGCGCTCTGGGTACACCCTCAAGCGGCACGGTCACTAACCTGACTGGCACGGCATCAATCAACGTCAACGGCACTGTGGGCGCGACTACTCCGACAACGGGCGCATTCACAACCCTTGCCGCATCCTCAACGGTGTCCGGCACGGGCTTCACAACTTACTTTGCCTCACCGCCAGCGTTAGGTACGACTGCTCCCGCTGAAGTAAAAGCTACGACAGGCTGGGCTGCTAACCTTGCGCTGACCGATGCGGCAACGGTTGCTTGGAACACAGCAACAAGTCAGGTAGCTACGTTTACGTTTGTGTCAACGAACAGGACTATGGGTGCGCCAACTAACCTGAAAGACGGTGCGTTTTATGCGTTGGCTGTGATTCAGAATGCCGGTAGCAATACGCTCACATGGAACTCGGTGTTTAAGTGGGCATCGGGTACAGCGCCTACGTTAACAACTACTGCTGCGGGCAAAGATTATTTTACGTTTCGCTCTGATGGCACAAACCTCTATCAACAAGGCATCTCACAGGCGGTGGCGTAATGAGCTTTGTTATTGCCGGTAACTCTGCATCCACAGGCTACAACCTCACACGCTCGCTGCGAACACGGTCGAGTGCGTCTGCGTATTTGAGTCGGACTCCTGCAACTGCGGGGAATCAAAAAACTTGGACGTATTCCAATTGGGTTAAGCGGGGTACGCTTGGCGTTAACCAACAATTATTTGCTGTTGGCACAGGTAGTGGGTTGTATTTTTATTTGCGTATTTTATCTACTGATGTACTAGAAGTTTTTACTTATGACTCAAGTGTAGGTAGTTTTGTTTGGCAATTACAGACAACACAAGTATTTCGTGACCCGTCTGCTTGGTATCACATTATAATTTCTACTGACACAACTCAAGCTACAGCAGCAAACAGGGTCAAAATATACATTAACGGTACGCAAGTTACAGCGTTAGCTATTGCAAGTTATCCCTCACTAAATTACGACACAAGATATAACGCTAACGTTGCAAGTTATATAAATTCGTATGTTGGCACTGCTTATTTTGATGGTTACACAGCAGAGTTTAATTCTGTTGACGGCCAGGCGCTCACCCCCTCATCATTTGGCTCAACCAACGCTCTCACAGGCGTATGGCAACCCGCACGGTACACAGGCACTTACGGCACAAACGGTTTTTATTTAAACTTCACAGACAACTCTGCGCTGACTACATCAAGCAACGTAGGCTTAGGTAAAGACTTCTCAGGCAATGGCAATTATTGGGTAACCAACAATATCAGCATCACGGCTGGTGTGAC